AATACTATAACACTAGAAGGCAAATTTTCATCTAGTAGCAATGGTATATTAAGAGTAACATCGCACTGCACTGATAGGTTTAAGGCAATATCAAACTATATTGTTAATAACATTGACAGTAACAAAACCATCCACAAAATCAAAGAATATAGTTCAAATTTTGTGGATTATGAGTTAAAAACTGAATGCATATTGATGGTTTCGCAGAAACGGTATTTTTGTATTGGAGAAAACATTTTCGCACGTAGCATTACACAAAATGATGACACTGAAAACCGTGATAAATCCATTAATAGGTGTGAAAAAATTACAATTGAGATATATTCATACATTTATCCTATTTCATTTTTAAAGTCTTATGTGGACACTATAACCACAAACTATTTGAACGATATAAGAACGTGCAGAAGTAATAAACGATTCATATACAATTTAACCAAGACAACTATTAAAGAAGACCAAACACGATTTGATTGTTGGGATGAATACGAATTTGAAAGCACAAGAACCTTTAAATCTTTGTTTTTTGATGGAAAAGAAGAATTGGTGGAAAGAATAAAGTTCTTTTTGAATAATAAGGACTGGTATTGTAAAATAGGCATACCCTATTCCCTAGGTATAGGTCTTCATGGACCACCCGGAACTGGAAAAACTTCCCTAATAAAAGCAATCTCAAATTATACAAACCGAGATATTGTTATTCTGTCATTAAAACTAATCAAGACTAAAAGTCAACTGGAACAATTTTTCTTTGAAAACACATATAATCGCGATAATAAACCAGGAAGCAAATCATTTGATAAAAAAATTATTGTATTTGAAGATATTGATTGCATAGGCGATATTGTATTAAATAGAGACAATATGAAACCGTCCAAAGTTAATCAGACGCAAGTAATTAACAATATCATTAATAAAAACCCAACAGACGCTGACAACGCAGATGTGAAAATGGAAGATGTATTGAAAACTATGGATATGACTATGTACTCAAAAATGATAGCGAATGAATTGTTAGCAGATGAAAAAATTACATTGGACGACATATTAAATATGTGGGATGGCATAAGAGAAACCCCAGGTAGAATACTCATCATGACCAGCAATCATTATCATAACTTGGACCCGGCGCTAATTAGACCAGGCAGAATTGACATATCGCATGAAATGAAAAATGCGAGTTATCAAACCATTCGTAATCTATATGAGCATTTATTTAATCAAAAAATAGATGAACCCACGTTGTTGTTGATTAATGAATATTTTTACTCTCCGGCAGAATTAATTAACATTTACATTTATCATAATGATGTTGACCGTTTTACAGAACGATTATTAATGAACAAAAAAGTGTAATATTTAATTGTCTATAATATATAAAGCATCCCCCCACCCGTGTTGGGTGATATTTGTTAACACTCTTTTAAAATTATATTGTGCTAAAAATGTGTCAATCTCATCAATTAGACCACAGTTTTTATACAATTCTTTTTCATTCACTTCAAGATATATTGCTCTTGCGTGTTTTATAGATTTGGTAGCACCCTTTAATGCCATAAGTTCTGCGCCTTGTATATCAAAATTCCAAAAATCATACTTAGACGCATCTAAATTGTTTCTTTCAAAAAATGTGTCAATTGTAATACTTAGGTGATTTGTTTTATCTACATACACCACACAAGGGTGTTCAGTTGAATGAGTCCCAAATTCTAACACACTTGAAGACTGAACATTATTTGACACATTAAACGTAACGGGCGTATCATCTGTGTCAGTTATTACCGCGTTATACACATTTGGAATTCCTCTATTTGTCGCTTCAACGACTTTTGAATTAATGGCATCAATCCATATTACGTCTTCATTTTTTAGTCCTAATTGATTGTAAAAAGGCAATTCTTCACACTCATGAGCACCTATGTGAAATGCTCCTATAACGTTAATTTTTTGTTTGTACAAAATTTCCAAAATGTCGGTAAATGTAATTAACATAATATAAGTATATTAATATATTATAGTTATTCAAACTATTAAACGTAAAGACTTTTAATTTAAAAATGGTTTAAAAATACATTTTATATTGTTTGTGTAAATTATGGAAGATTACGCAGTGAAATTTATAAACAATTTACCCGAACATTTATTGAATATAAAAACACCTATGAAATTGGATATAGTTCTTGAAGGCGGATTATTTAATGGTAGTTTTCATGCGGGCGCGTTATTTTTTTTAAAAGAAATGGAACACCGAAATATTATAAAAGTAGAGAGAATATCCGGCGTAAGCATAGGTTCGTTAATGGCATTTTTATATTTTTCAAACAATTTAAGTATAAGTTCAGGTCTATATCAGTTGATATATGCTACATTTAAAAAAACACACAATTTAAAAATTATTAAACAACTTAAAAAAATATTACACGGCAAACTTTCAGAAAATATATGCGAACGTGTAAACAAACGGTTGTACATTAGTTATTATAATGTTACAACTGTCAAAAAACATGTCAAAAAAACCTACAAGACGGTTGATGTATTAATAAACACTATTATCAAATCATGTTTTATACCATATTTAATAGATGGCAATATGCTATATGAAAACAAATATGTAGATGGAATTAACCCATATATTTTTAAAAATGAACAAGATAAAAAGATTTTGTATGTTGATTTATTTGGATATGACAAAGCATTCCATTTTTTCAATATAAAAAATGAAAAATCAAATGAGCATCGCATGCTTGCTGGGTTACTGGACGTTCATAACTTTTTCGTCAAGCAACATAGCACAACCATGTGTAGTTATGTAGACAACTGGAATCTAACGCATCATTTATATTATTATATAAAAATACTTATTGAAAAACTATGCATATATTTTGTCATTACAATGGTGCGAGTTAAACAAATGATACCATTTAATGTGAAGGCATCAATTGTTTATAAAATTGTGTTAAAAATATTGCCAGATGTGCTTGTGTTGTTATTAGACACGTATTGTATATAAACCTACAATATTACTAAATTAGTACGGAGGTTGTCTTTTGTACGATTTGTTCTTTGAATTGCGCCCATAAATAAGGTCTCGCATGTTTTTTTTCGTTCTTTTATTATATTTCGGTCCTGTATTGTTTTTCGGCCCTGTATTGTTTTTCGGGGTTTTTCTGGGTTTTTTGGGTTTTTCTGAGTTTTCTGGTTTTTTAGAAGATTTTTCTTGCGTGCCCTTACCCGATGACGGTGTATAATTTAAAAACCATTCGTTGTATTCTTCATCGTTTTTGCTTTGCTTTAATTCTTTATATTTTGCCGCTTTTGCCGCTCTCATTTCTTCTAATGATTCTTGATGTCCATAACAATTAATGCTGAATCTTTTTAGTAACCCTTTTTGACTTAGTCTATTTTTTTGTTGTACATCAAATAAAAATTTCGACATGCACAAAATGCGGTCAATAAATATGTTGTAATAAGGCCGATCTGTATACAAAAATGCTAAATAGAAACTCAACATGGTATCTATCGTGGCTATTTTTACTTTTTGTTTATGAATATTAATTACATTGTAACTATGGCATCCGATTGGTTTATATACAAACGCGACCGTATCATTACCTACTTTAACTTCATAATGTAATGGTACTATTTCACCTACGGGTAGTTTTTTTGCGATTTTTACATTTTTAATACCAATGTCTGTCAGACGCTCTTTCACAATTTCAGCGGTCGTTTCTGGATCATTGGACAATACATCAAAATCTGCTAGTTTGCTCACTTTGTTTTTGTTGTTTTGTGGCATATATTGGGAGTACATTGACATGGCAAATCCACCAAAAAATACGACCCCTTGATTAATAAACGTGTTTTTAACATTATTATATATTTCTTCTGATTTATCAGTGTTTTCCATTCCTCTTTGAAAACTAATTTTGTCACAGTTTTTCGCCTCTAATGGATAATGTTTGTTTAAAAGAATAAGCCTTTTCAGAACTTTTTCCCATCTACTAGTGTCTCCCACAGGACGCGATAGTTCCAAATACATGGACATTCTTAGAAAATTTGGAGGCGCATAACGAATCCCAGCTACCTGTATCGACTCCTTTTTAATAACCGCATAAATTTCCTTGTTCAAATATGTAATATCCGCAACAGGTATAAAATTCACATAAACCTTGTAGGTTCCGTGATGTTGACCTGATTTTGCCTCTACATCGGTAAATCCTTGATTAAAATAAACGTCCGCCAATTCCTTGGCATCTTCCAACGCATTAGGTGAAAAAAAGTCGTAATCAGGTAATTCCACATCCTTATTATAAAATTGGTCTGATTGTGGTAAAATATTATTAATCGCAGTTCCTCCATAACAAACCAAACTTTTACGTTGAATAAAATCTTCGACTGTTTTAATAATCTTTTTTATGTCTTCTGAATTTACAACACGACGTCCTATTTTTTCGCCTGCTTTATCTACTGCCATGCGCACAATAGCTAATTCACAATCGCTAAATTTTAATCCCTTACAAACATTCTTAGAAGTCATAGTCTTATATATTAGATAGATTATTTATTCGCTCTATAACTATAAATGTTTTAACAATAATAAGTAGGGCAATCACTCATTACATTTACATAATATACCTAGCGCACATTTTATGTCCATAGTTATTAAACTATTCTTCATAATAACAAGAAGCTCTTGTTTTACCTCGGCGTGTATATATGTTAACTCGCTCATAGACCACCACAAATGAGGCACATATTCTTTATTGTATTTTGGAATATATATAATGTCTTTAAAGGGGTCAAATGAAACTCTCTTACATAATATAATCTGCTTCGGAATGAATTCGATAGGCAGCGTGTAATTTACAATTGGGCGAACCAATTCTGTCGCAATTATGCCATAATTGGATTCGCTCAATTGTAACATTACAAATATTATTGTGTAGTAATTAAATACTATTTAAAATTATTTATAACTCATAATATTTTTATAAATATTATCAATTTTATTTGTTTATGTTTACTACCTTATCTCTCAATTCTGGCGGTTTCAAACAAAACGCATAACTACATGTATTAAAGAAGTCGAATTCGGCTTTTAAATTACTATCATTATATTGAAATCTCATAGCTACCATTTGACAACCGGTTTCACGGCATGTCGCACCGTTTGGATTCGATGGATTTGATTTTTCATCCGGGATGATCATAGTCATTGCGCGTTTGTTAAAAAAGGTTAATTCATTTGCGTCTGCGTTATTTTCCATGTCGCCAAACCTATACACCCGCATATAGTCTGAACTACTCGTCAGGTTTATATATTCCAATAGTTCATCATGTTGTAAAAACCCTTGATCGTGTTTATCCACTATTAAAACGACCTTATTCATAAATTTTAATAAAGAAGCCTCCCCTAAATTATGTCCACCAGATTCATAACTAAATAAATTTCCAAGCATTATGTCAGCATAAGTTTGAAATATTTTTGTGAGGTTGTTATACATTTTACGATTATTGCTTCTTATTCTTAAATGAATAATAATTGGGTCGGTGTTATTTGGAGCACCCCCTGTAACAAAAGCGTAATCTTTTATCGTCTTCATTACATCCGAAAACGGTACAGAATTGAATGTTTCCTTTGTATAATAATCATCATTAATGCTTGTCGCTACAACTGGCTTGTCATCAATCGAATATAACGCAAAATCTAGGCAACGTGTTCCTGTAGACAAAATGCTTTTTAGATTACAAAGGTCTACATAGTCATAAGAATACTCTCCGCCCGAACACGCATTGAATGCTGTTTTTATGAAATAATCGTATAATTTTCCATCACAGTTGGGATCGGTCTTATTTATAGGCTTAATTGCGCCATTAATTTTGGGATATAATTTGTTCATATAACTACATTCTCGGCCTTTTAACCCGTTCACACGTATAACGTAATAAATAATCCATATAATTATTAAAAAAATGACCCCAATTATTATATAAGAAATCATGTTTTTATTATTATCTGTTAGAGCAACGTTATTTAACATACTATCTAATATAATAATATATTTTTTAACTGAATATTATAATCATTTGAAATCAGTTAAATAATTAATATATAGTTATAATTATATGGCAGGCGGTTTGCTAAACCTCGTGAGTCAAGGGCAACAAAATATTATATTAAATGGTGACCCCAGCAAAACCTTTTGGAAAACTACCTATGCAAAATATACCAATTTCGGAAAGCAAAATTTTCGATTAGATTATGAAGGGACACCCACATTAAATCTCACATCCGAGTCTACTTTCGTGTTTAAAGTGAAACGTTATGCTGACCTATTAAAAGATTGCTATCTATCCTTTGCATTACCAAATATATGGAGCCCCATTATGCCTCCGCAATCTGTCGAAAACAGTGATGGAACAACTAGTTACACTGATTGGTCACCATACGAATTCAAATGGATTGACAATATCGGCGCCCAAATGATTAGTAGAGTTACGATTACGTGTGGCAACCAACAGCTACAAGAATATTCGGGTCAATATCTGTTGTCTGCGGTTCAACGTGATTTTACCGGCGCCAAAAGGGCCTTGTTTGATGAAATGACCGGTAATACTCCCGAATTAAATGACCCAGCTAATTCGGGTTCTTATTCAAACACTTATCCAAATGCTTATTATACGTCGAGTGCTGCGGGGGCACAACCATCCATCATGGGGCGAATACTATATATTCCATTAAACTCGTGGTTTGGTCTAAAAAGTCAAATGGCATTCCCGTTGGTGTCTCTTCAATATAATGAACTTCATATTACGGTTTCCATTCGTCCTATCTATGAATTATTTAGAATACGAGATGTATTTGATTACGCAAATGGGTGCCCATATGTAGCGCCAAATTTTAATCAGTATTATCAGCAAATGTATCGTTTTTTACAAACACCACCCGATGAAGAATTAGGACAGGCTTCGTATGTTGACACCAGAGCTGTGTGGAATCCAGACATTAATTTGAATTGTAATTATTGCTTTCTCTCTAACCAAGAATCTGTGCTATTTGCAAAAAATGAACAAAAATATTTAATTAAACAAGTTCATGAAAATGTGTTTTATAATGTAACTGGCTCTAATAAAGCTCAATTAGATTCACTGGGAATGGTCGCCAGCTGGATGTTTTATTTTCGACGAAGTGATGCGAATTTACGCAATGAGTGGTCAAATTATTCGAATTGGCCGTATAATTATATGCCAGTTCCGGCTTATCCCGCACCAACTATGGGAGCTTATCCAAATCCGGACCCTTATGGCGCATCTACTATCGGTCCTGGTCAAAATCCCGCTGGTGGATCCACTGGATTACTGATTAGTGGGGTATATAATCCGCAAAATTTAAAACAAATATTAGTCACATTAGGAATTATGATTGATGGCGGTTATAGAGAGAATGTATTGCCTGCGGGCGTGTTTAATTTTATAGAAAAGTACGTGTCAAACGCCGGAAACGCGCCTGATGGATTATTTTGTTATAATTTTTGTTTAGAAACTTCGCCTTTTATATTACAGCCGTCTGGTGCGATGAATATGAGTCGGTTTACAAAGGTTGATTTTGAATTTAATACGATTACTCCTCCGGTGGACCCTTATGCGCAAGTATTGACTATTTGTGACCCTGATTCGGGACAAATTATCGGCATTAATAAACCAACCTGGCGAATTTATGATTACAATTTTGACCTATATGTGTTTGAAGAGAGAATAAATATGATTACCTTTGTGGGCGGAAATGCCGGACTTATGTATGCTACTTAATGTAATATAATAAACAGAATAATTTGATGTTTATTATATTTTAGATATTTTATTATTAATTACGGTGTTTAATTATTAATTAAGGTTTATCTCGGCTTTAATTATAGTAATAAAAACCGCCACAAGAGCATACATAAGTGCTTCAACCGGGGTAAGATTTTCCTCCTTCTGATTTGACGAAGTTTGGATTGTTGTTTGCGTCTGGTCACAAAAATAATAATGTTCAGTTTGTGACGATAAAATTTTTATTTTTTAAAATTATTTTTTGCGGAAAGAATTTAGAGGTTTTTTCTGTTGATAATTTATCAACCGATGTCTACAGACAAAACCCCAAAAAACCCAACAATATATAATTGTGATATATGTGACTTCATGACGTCTAATAGAAAGGATTATAGCCGACATGTAGCAACCCTTAAACACCAAAAACACACATTATCAACAAATGACAACAGTTTTACCCAAAATACCCCAAACAAATTTATATGTAGCGCATGTAACAAATGCTATAAAGAAAGAACTGGGTTATGGAGACATAATCAAATATGTCAGCAAACCGTCGACGCAAGCCACAATTTTGTGATTGATAAAGAATTAGTAATGTCCATATTGAAGCAAAATGCGGACATTATTAAGGAAAATAGCGAATTAAAAAATATGATGATGGAAGTCATGGGCGGCATTTGGTGTGTTGACGCCATTAACGAGAATAAAATCATCAAACGCATTTCCAAAGAAATCTTAGTGGAGAAGGAAGAACATTTCCTTTAAGTAGGCAAATCCATTTATTATATAATTTCGTGTTTTTATTTTTCCAAGACTTTTTTGGGAAAGTGAAAAATGGACAAAAATAATGTCCAATTTTCGATTTTGCAAAATCATCTTGGAAAAACGAAAACATTTG